GGAAGAGGTGCATGAGACAGGGCTTGTCAAGTACGACATACTTGGTCTGCGCAACGTGCAAATCATCCGTGACACCTGTGCATTGGCTGGTATACCTTATCCAAAATCGCATGAAATCAACTGGAATGATGAATCTGTGTGGGAAGATATGGTAAAATCGCCTGTTGGCATCTTCCAGTTCGAGTCGTCATATGCCTTTGAGTGTTTGAAAAATATGTCGCCTCATGCAATCAATGATATGTCGTTGACTAATGCGGCATTGCGACCATCAGGAGAGAGTTATCGTGAACGGCTGTTTGCCAAAGAAATCAATCATAATCCATCAGAGCAGATTGACGAACTGCTGGCAGATAACCATGGCTATCTTGTGTTCCAAGAGGACACTATCAAGTTCCTTCAGGAGATATGTGGGCTAAGCGGCTCTGATGCAGACAACGTGCGCCGTGCTATTGGTCGTAAGCAGGTTGACAGATTGCAAAAGGCGTTACCGCAGATACTTGAGGGATATTGTAACAAGTCGCCAAAGCCAAGAGAAGTGGCAGAACAAGAGGCTAAGGCGTTCCTACAAATCATTGAGGATAGCAGTAACTATCAATTTGGATATAATCATAGCACAGGCTATTCAATGATTGGCTATCTATGCGCTTATTTGCGATATTATTATCCAGTTGAGTTCTGTACTGCCTTGCTTAACAACGCTAACAATGACGATGACTTGAATAATGGCAACGCGCTTATTAAGCAACTTGGTATTAAGCTGCGTTCCCCGCTATTTCGTCATTCGCGCTCTGCATATTTCTTCAACAAGGATGAGCGCGTAATTTATCAGGGCCTTGGCTCAATAAAATACATGAGCGCCACAGTAGCCGAGGAGCTATATACTATGCGTGACCAGCAGTTCGGCAATTTCATTGATTTCCTATTCGCCATGCAGTCAATGACGAATAAGCTGGACAGTCGTCAGCTTGACATCCTCATCAAGATTGGATATTTTGCCGAGTTTGGCCCAGCCAAGGCGCTGCTTGAGGGTGTGCGTGTATTCAATCTTTTCTACAAATCCAAGACAATCAAACTTGACAAATGGGTGGAGATGGGCTATGTCCGCTCTATGCTTGAGCCATATGCTGGTAAGATGACAGATAAGACAGCAAGCCAGCTGGATAATCGCGGCATTATACTTTCTATCCTGCGGCAGAGCAAGATGCCCAAGACGACCATAGTGGATATGCTGAGATGGCAAGCCGAGCTGCTGGGTTATGTAGATGGCAACGACCCACGGCAGGATGTCAATGATTGGTTGGTGCTGGATGTTAAGACAACTGGATATGGCACGACATGGCTGCGGCTTTGGAATCTTGCATATGGCGCTGAAAAACAATATAAATGCAATAAGAAATGGTGGGCAGGACATCAATGCAAATCTAGCGACGTCATAAAGGCTGTACTTGATGATGCGCCTAAATGGACAAAGAGCGCTGATGGTAAATTTGTTAAGTTGCCTGAGACAGAGGTGCAGGTTAAGGCGTTTAAGGTGTTATCAAATTAGCGCTTGACAAACGCCAATCAATATGATATAATCAAGCCATAAAATTAAGGAGGTTGAAATTATGGATGCTGTTGAATTTATCAAAGAGCGCAACAGGATGTGCAAGAGCTTCTATGATACAGAGTATGCCGGTATGCGGCAAGTTAAAAACGATATAAACGACAACGACTACGAGCTGTGTGTTTCGTGTGCGCACAAACTGCGGAAGTGGTTTAATGGGGAGGAGAGGAAAGATGGCTGAATACATTGAGCGGGAAGCGCTACGCAAAATTTTGGAGAATTGGCGGGACGCTCATGCGGATGTTGATGACGAGCAGGGCTGCGGCCTGCTTGAAGATGTGATGTGCGAGGTAGACGCACAGACCGCCGCTGATGTTGCCCCGTTGGTGCATGGGAAATGGGAATACATCCCGCAAACGCTTAACACGCTCAGCCAGCTTAGGTGTCCGTTTTGTGGGTGGTGGTCTCTTGACCCATCTATTGATGGTGCTTACAACTACTGCCCAAACTGCGGAGCAAAAATGGACGGTGAGGGATGAAGATATACAAAAATCCGTGGGTGACACGAGAAAGCTACTTTGTGAAAACTGGCGCGGCGAAGTCGGCAAAGATGGAGGCGGCAAAATCTAGTGGCTATTCTATTGATTTTTGGGAGGGCAAGTGGGTTGTCCGTAAAACGGCTTATTATAACAAGTCCTTATCTGAAATGCCTGTTGTTTGCGAAAACAAATGCAGTTTGCAGGAGCGAATTGACAAGGCGATTGTGGACACGGTTCTTGGGTTTGTAGAGGTAGCGAAGATGGATGGAGGTGACAACGATGCGGCTGATTGATGCGGAAAATGTAAGAAGCGCATTCAACGCAGAATATAAGTTGACAATGCAGATGATCGAAGATGGAGAATCGCATCTGGATAATCTTGCAGAGGGGTTCGCTGAAGCCGATAAAGTTATATGGATGATGCCCACCATTAACACTGTGTCTGTGGTACGGTGCAAAAATTGTGCAAATGGTATGGTATCAGACGATAATAAATACATAATTTGTTGTAGACTTGGCGTTGGTATGGAGTTTGATGATTTTTGCTCTTATGGAGAGAGAAAGGATGGTGACAATGCAACATAAAACCATCCTTGACCTATGTGGCGGCACGGGTTCATGGTCGCGACCTTGGCAGCTTAATGGCTATGACGTGCGCATCATCACTTTGCCAGCATATGACGTGCTGACATATGAGCCGACTGACAACGTATGGGGCATACTCGCCGCTCCACCTTGCACCGAATTTAGCGTGTTGAATTGCATTGCTGAGAATCGTGAGCGTGACTTTGACGCTGGCATGGAAATCGTCAATGCTTGTCTGCGGATTATTGAGCAATGCAAGCCGCAATGGTGGGCGCTTGAGAATCCGCGCGGTCATCTGCGTGATTTCCTTGGCGCACCTAAGCTGACATTCCAGCCTTGGGAATATGGCGACCCATGGACTAAGGCAACGGATATTTGGGGCGAATTCAATATTCCCGCCAAGCTGTATAGCAAGTGGGAAGATGTGCCGAATAAGTTGCCACTGTATCAGCGCAAAGGCCGCAACAAGCCCAATTTTGCGTTCTTGCATAAGTCGGCATGGAAGAATATCCCGCAGTTGGCATGGCATCATGAGCCGACAACTGATGCTGAGCTGAGAGCTATGACACCGCCGGGATTTGCATGGGCGTTCTATGAAGCAAATAAGGAGGCGGATAGATGAGATTAATAGATGCTGACGTCCTATGGAATGGAGGCTGACAAATGAAGGAAGGATGGATTTGTCCAAGATGCGGCAAGGTAAATGCACCATTTATTGATTCGTGTGATTGCAAGCCTGATGGGCAGGTGAGCAATGCCGATAGCGAATGCCCATGTGGCTACAATCATCATTGGAGAATTATGATATGTTATGATAATGCCGTTGGCGATGGTGTTACATATATATGCGATAAATGCGGCGCAAGAAAGAAAGTGTATGATAGTGAAATATCTTAATAATTGAAAGGATATGATGCAATATGAGCATGGGACTTATGATTATCGGCACAAGCGGCTCTGGCAAAACGACCAGTCTTGAGCATCTTGACCCTAAGAGCACGTTTTATATTGATGCCGATGGCAAAGGACTGAGTTGGAAGGGATGGCGCAAGCAGTATAATAAGGAAAACAAGAATTATTTCCGCTGTGATGACCCCAACCAGGTATATGCGCTGATGCAGCAGATTGACACTAAGCAGACGCAGATTAAGTATCTTGTCATTGATACGCTGAATGGCCTGATGGTTGCCGATGAGATGCGGCGCTCTAAGGAAAAAGGGTACGACAAGTGGATGGACTTGGCACAGAGCGTGTATAATATCGTCGATTATGCCAATAAGATGCGCGATAACTTGACCGTTATTCTGATTGGACATACGCAGACCAGCGACGATGGGTTTACTTGTATGCTTACTAATGGCCGTAAATTGAACAAGATTTGCCTTGAGAGCAAGATGACCACTGTGTTGCTTGCTAAAATCAATGATAATGGCGATTATGTGTTTGAAACACGGGCAAGAAATAGCACTGCAAAGACGCCGCGTGGGGCATTTGATACTGATGAAATTCCTAACGACATCAAGCTTGTTATTGATGCGCTGAAGGATTTTTGATAAAATTTTATTAAAGCGAGGTAAAGCGTAATGAGAAAGATTGAAAATTGGGAAAACATCAAGGAAAATAACGGTTTTGAGAAACTGCCTGTTGGCGGCTATATCGTCAAAATCTTGAACGTGCAGGATGTGGCCGAGAAAGAATACCTCAAGGTGTCGTTCGATATTGCCGAGGGCGAGTATAAGGGATTCTTTAAGAGGCAGTATGATGAGGACACACGCCAGGATAAGAAGTGGCCTAATGCTGGTTCCTTTGTGCGCAGCTATAAAAGCACAGCCGAATCCATGTTTAAGGGGTTTGCTAATGCCGTAGAGAACAGCAATAAAGGCTATACCTTCGATTTCAATGAGAAGTCGCTGGTAGGCAAGCAGGTGGGCATCATTGTTGGTCTGGAAGAATATGTCAATCAGAAGGGCGCAGTTCGTGAGCGTACCTATGTGAGCGCCGTTCGCTCTGTTGACACCATTAAGAAGAGAGACTTCAAGATTCCTGAGACTAAGAAGCTCGACCCCACTAAAACCGCCGCTACTACCAAGCCCTCCGAGCCGTTCGTCAACCCCTTCAGTGATGATGCCACACCCGCAGTTGACCCGTTTGCATCTACTGCCACTGCCGATGACGGCAATCCTTGGGGCGATGACGATAGTAATCCATTCTCCTAAAATATAAAAAATCTATTAAAGCGGGCTTGACAACGGCCCGCTTTTTTGATATAATAGCACATGACAGGAGGCGATGACCACGATTAACCGCTTTATAGCAGTAGGCGATTTGCATGAGGTGGCAATCCAATTCTATCGCACTCATGCTAAAATCCGCTTATCGCTCATTGTCAATAATCAGGCCATCACCATCCAGCAGGCAATAAGCCGCAAATGGGCAAGCGACCAATATGACGCCCTATGCCAGCTAATCCCTTGTTTACACCCTAAAATTAAGGGAATAGTCACTAAAAACGGCACAGAGCCGATATATACCATGCAACCAGCCGACACGCCAACACGCATTATGGTCAGCGGTAATATCAATGAATGGCATGGCAACATCTATTTCAACGGCCAATATATGCGTATCGTTGATGCTAATATGGGGGATAGCATTAGTATAGAAGTTGATGGGCAATGGGTGGATAATCAGCGGCTGATAAATATATGTGGCGATTGGCCAAGGGAATTTCATATACCAGCACCAATCGGCTATGAGCAGCGGGTATATCGGCTGAATTTGATATATTCTGGCGGCTATATAACACATGATGGCGTTGTAGATATATCAGATTATGGCTTACAGGTGGTTGATTGTCAGCCGCTTGATGAATATATAGATGATGAGCAAATGAGGAAATTTTTGCTTGAATTGGAAATTATGGAGGGCTGAATGGATAAAAAATTTAGATTGCTTGTAGCTTGTGAAGAAAGCCAGCGTGTATGCACGGCGTTTAGAGAGCGTGGTTGGAAGGCGTATAGTTGCGACATTGAACCGTGTTCTGGCAATACATCCTGAATGGCATATCATGCAGGATGTATTGCCGCTTATTAACGGCGATTGCTCATTCACAACAATGGATGGTGTTGAGCATCATATTG